CTCGTCGCTGTCCTGGGCGGGCGCCTCGTCCCAGTGCGGCGCACGGTGGACGCCGGCGCCGTTGCGGACGACCAGGTCCACGGCGCAGAACTTGATCAGGCCGCTGGCGAACGATTGGAACTGATGGAAGCTCTTGCCCTCGGGGGCGAACCCGGGCTTGTCCGGCTGAGAGCCGTCGTCGCGCCACGAGCCGCCGATGCCGACCTCGCCGCCCATCGAGATCAGCCAGGCACGCAGGCGGCGGGCGAACTCGGGGTGCATCTTGTCGACGTGGTGACGCACGAACAAGGCGTCGATGTCGAGCAGCGTGCGGTTGTAGCCGGAGGGGTAGAGGGTGGTCATGCGTAGCTGTCCCTGATGAGCCGGATCGCGACCCGGGCGACCAGGCGCTCGAACGCGAGGCGCTGGGCTGCGGTCGGGCTCGACAGGTCGATGTACGCCCGCAGGTTGGTGACGGCCAGGCGCGCCTGCTGCCGGTCCGTCTCGTCCTGGGCGGCTTGGGCGTCGGCGGCCAGCTCGTCGGCGGTCTTGGGGCGGTACTCGTAGACGACGGTCGGGACGCCGTCTACGTCCGTCAGGGTGCCGGAGTCGGCAACCTGATCGACATCGGGAAGTGGCCCCGGGTCGACTATCGGGGTGGCCCCCACGGCATCGAGGAGAGCCGGGGTGGCCCCCTCTGGTCCCGGCGAAACGAGTCCGCCATCCACGAGTTTGACGGCGGGCCACCGGAGGGGCCGCCACCCTGGATTCGATGGGGTTGCGTAGGTCATGCCAGTGTCCCTGCCTCGAAGTTGTCGAGCTTGCCCGTGCCGCCGTTGACGGCGCTGATCCGGACCCCAACGTGAGAGCCCGTTGTGATCGACGAGTCGGTGACGGCCAGCACCGTGGCCCGCGCCGCCCCGATGACTCGGTACAACGCGAGCTGGTCGCCAGCAACTCGGAAGCCGAGCCGGATCGGGCCCGCGATGTCTCCGACATCGACCGCTGCGAGGGTGGTGAACGCTCCGGCGACCGCCTTGAATATCTGATAGTCGCCAGAGTTGCGGTCGTAGCGGGCCATGTAGAACGTCTGAGTGCCGGCGTCTCCGTAGCGGAGCAGCCCGTGTGTCGCTTGGAATGTCGGCGTGCCGGTGGGGGCGATGTCGTCCCATTCGACCCAGTGGTCGGTGTCGCCAAGGTCGGTGTTGCAGCGGGCGATCTGGCCGGCAGCGGTGGCGGTGAGCTGATTCGATGCGATCGCCAGGTTGCCGCTCGTCTCGGTCCAATCCGCGCCGAGGTTCGTCGAGTCCGAGCGGTTGAAGTCGTCCGTGAACACCGATGCGTAGACGAGCCCCCCGAAGGCGTAGGGGTTCACGAGCAGCCCCATCAGACGCTCCGGGTCCCAATCAACCAGACCTTCAGGCCGGTAGCCGTGCCGTCCCCCTCGTCATCGACGTCGATCGTGATCTCGGCGTCATCAGCCAAGGCGCTGTCGGAGATCACCGCCGCCGTCGCTGCCGTTGTCGAGGTTTTCTCGGTGGCGTCGATCGTCAGCGCCGTCGAAAGGACGGTGGTGCCCCCCTCCTCGATATCGATCGTCAGCGTCCCCGTCGAACACGCCGAGTTGACGGACGCACGTACCGCCGTCAGGGTCATGGCGAACGGCATTCGAAACGAGATGCGTTGACCGGCAGCATCGATGGCCGTCGTCTCGTCCGAGCAGGCAAAGCCAAGCTCAACAGGCATGGCCGTAGCGGCGACGTAGTGATCCGTCCCCGGCGTGTCGACCCAGTTCGTGCCGTTGTGGCGCAAGATGTCGCCCGACGCCGCGGCCGTGATAACGACATCCGTTAACCCGTCGAGCGTGGACGCGCCGCCACCGCCGCCCCCCATCTCGGTGAGCAGATCGGCCGGGGTCATGTTGCGCGACGCGGGCGTGCCAGCAGAGTCGTCCACCACGCGGACCAGGCCGACGCCGGTGAACGACGAGATGGTGGCCTTGTCGGATTCCTTCGGCATCAGTCCTCCGTAGTCAGTCCAGGACGACGCGGCAATGCACGTCGAGTACGGCGGTGCCCGCCCAGGTGAACGGGTTGGTGGCGGCCACGTCGTTCGTGCCGACATACAGGCTCGCCACCGTGCCGCCGGAGACGAACGCGACGCCGGGATGGTTGGCGCCACTCAGCGAGCACATGATCGACCCGGCCACCTGACGCATCCCCGTCGCCCCGGACAGCGAGTTGGGCAGCGTGATCGTGACGCTGCCGGAGACGCTGCCGCCCGTGCCGAACGTGAGCGACGCGATGAACTCCAGGTCGCCGTCGATGTAGCGCCACCGGCCGACGTTCGTCGCCCCGGTCCCGGCCGTCACGTTCGCCCACGACGGCGTGAACGACGCCCACGCCGTACCACCGAGCACGGTCCACGCCGAACCGGTGTAGAGCATCAGCTTGTCGGTGTCCGTCTCGTAGATCAGCCGCCCCTCGACGCCGGTCGGGCGGGCAACCGACGTGCACGTCGTCACCACCTGTTCCCGGATGTAGGTGTTGTAGAACGACGACGTCAACACCGCGCCGTCGGCCAGGTTGGAGTCGGGCACGGGGCCTCCTCAGAACGGAACGCGATTGTCGGCAGTCGCCCCGATCCGGCCGTACACCGGATCACCGAGCGTCAGGTACGGGACGGCGTCGTACTGCGCCGGGGCTGAGCCACAGAACAGCGACACGTCCCACTGGGCGTTGTCGATGGTGTGCGTGATGCCCGCGACCATGACGGTGCGCGTGACCGAAGGGGTCACGCCGTTCGGGGTATGACGGACGAGCGCGATGTCGGCCAGCTCGAGCCCGGCGAGGGTGGCGAACTGATTGATCCCGCCGGCGGTGAGCCGCATGTGGCAGTCGATCTGCTCGACGAACACCTTGGGGTCTTTGCGCTCCCGCACGATGTACGCCGACAACTGCGACGCCGTGTTTGCGTCATCGATCGTCGGGCAGTCGGTGAACTGGCGGCTCTCGCCGTAGGCGTCGATCGACGTCTGGTCCCGCTGCGTGATCGCGCCGACCGTCGAGTACGAGGTGGTGGCGATGTTGCGGATCGTGTCCACGTGGTTGCCCGCCGGTCGCAGGTTGAAGTAGCGCACGGCGACTGTCTCGTCGAGCAGTGGATCGCTGTTCTCGTCGAGCAGTGGGTCGCCGTTCTCATCGAGCAGCGGAAGGCCGCCGCTGTCGTCAGCGAACAACGGGGCCGTCCGGCTCGCCGTCCAGAGCGAGTTGCGGCCCCGGAAGGCGATGTTGCCGTCCACGTCGAAGAAGATCACGCCCTGCTCGGAGTCGGTCACCTGTCGGGCGTAGTCGAGGAACACCTGTGAGCCGGGCAGGTAGGGGCCCTGCACTGTGTCGCCCGTGTCGATGCTGCGCTGTCCGGCTGGCCAGTCGATCTCGTCGAGTGCCCGGTCGATGCGCTCGCCGGACCGTTCGCCGTAGGGGTGTCCATACGCCGTCACGCCGGCGATGTAGTGAGCGGTCACGGTGGCGGCCGACAGGTCGTCGGAGTAGTAGGCGAGATGACTGATCGCCGTCCCGGTGCTCGTGATGCTGGTCACCATCGCGTTCGGAGCGGGGCCAGACACGGCGCCCGACCCGAGCGTCGCGGTGGCAGCAGGTCGCCCGTCGACATACAGGTAGAGCGATGACAGATCGGCGCACGCGACCACGTGCGAGCCGTTCGTGTCGAAGCTGGCCTCCGCCTCGGCGTAGTCGCCCTCCGACCCGTTCGAGAACGTGGCCGTGACGACGCCACCGTTCCACTCCAACTGAATCCAGCAGTCGGTGGTGGCGGCGATGATCGTCGACCCGGCGCCCGTCCCGAACAACCACGCCTCAACGGAGCGCGGTTCGTCGCTCGACAGGCCGCTCGCACTGAAACCAGACTCGGCGGTCGTCGTGAGCGCCGAGGCTTCACCGATCGGCAGCGTCTCCGTCTCCAGTGACGGGGCAACGACGCCAGCACCCGTCGAGATGAGTGCGGTCTTCGGGGTCGGTCCGAGGTCGATCAGTCCCGTGGCGGTCTGGAGCGGCCAGTAGTACGCGAGCCATGTCGTGCCCAGCACTGCCGCGGCGTACGCCGACCCGGCGAGCTGTGCGCTCTGCACGAACCGAGAGCCGTCCACCGCCGACACCTCGACGGTGCCATCACCGCCGAGAATCCACTGCTGCGTCCAGCCGGTGATGAACCCGGTGAACAGCGACACGGTGGTGGCGTCGTAGGTCGCCTGCACGCGCACCTTGACCATCGGCACGAGGTCGCCGTAGTACGGCCCGGCCGCGTAGTCGGGATCGAAGCGCCGATCGCGGTTGTCGAGTCGCAGCGACAGTAGGCCGGGCGAGATGCCTGACAGCTCCGAGGTGGTCCCCCGGTTGATGATGATCGGACGACGCACGTACGCTGACACGTCGGTCCAGGTGGGCGACGCCGCCTTCGGAGCATCCCCGAAGGCCATCTCGACGGTGATGTCGATCCCGTCCCGCCATGCGACCATCAGACCCTCCGACCGCCGCTGCGGTAGTACCGCTCGAGCGCCTCCGCCACCTGCTTGCCGATCTGTGCGCCGTCGGCGCCCATCCCGGCCGTGACGTTGATGTTGATGGTGGACGACGAACCGCCACCGGACGGCAACGGGGACGCGCCAGGCATCTTGTTGAGCGGCACGACCGCCTCGGGTCCCGCCTCACCGATCACGGCGAGCGTCGGCTTCGTGACGATGCCACCCTCTGCGCCGTAGCCGACCGTCTTGGCGTTGCCGAACTCGTCGATCCGCACCGACGACCCGCCACCCGTGTTGATCACCTTCGGGCGGATCGGCAGCGTCACGCCGTTGCCCAGCCGAGCGAGCCACTCATTCACGTAGCTCATGTCGTTCGGGTCGATCTTGGCGTCGATCATCGTGACGACGGAGTCCGGGAGGTTGAGGGACTCGGCGTAGGCCAGCGTTTCGAGCCGCAGCGATGCGAGGGTGTCCTTGTATTCCAGGGACTCTTTGTCCAGTTCCCCGAGCTTCGCCACCGCAGACTCGATCGACATCTGCATGCGAACCCACGCCTGCTCGTCGCTGATCTCCCGGCGCAGCGCGCCAACCTCGTCGCGGCTGTGGCGGATCGACTCCATGAACCGGCGCTGCGCTTCGGTCGCTCGGTCGATGACGCCGTTCACGGTCCGCTGAATGCGACCCATCTCGTCGTAGGCGTCGGCGGTGTACGTCGCCTCGCGAGAGCCGTCCCGCAGCGACTCGACCCACTTCTGGTTCGCCACCTCGGCGTTGATGCCCGCCTTCATGGCGTTCTGAACGGCCCGCCCGTACACGTTCAGTTCGTCGGGTGCGTCCTTCCAGAGCCCCGACAGCGCACCGAACCCCTTACGCGCCTGTTCGAGCGGATCTACGAACAGCCGCATCTGCTTGGCGATGTCACCCAGCGGCCCCGGTGCGGACTTGGCTACGTCGGTCAGTTTCGTAATCGTCTGCACGGCCTTGGCGACCTCGGGGGCGAGCCCCTCGCCCATCGCCGCCTGCAAGTCCTCCACCGACGCCTGGAGCGTCCGCTGCGAGTTGGCGAGCCCCTCTTGGGTGCGCTTGAAGTCGCCCGCCACCCCGGCGGTCTGCTCCATGAACACCCCGTACCGGGCAAGCACCTTCTGACCCTCGGTCAGCTCCTCGCCCGTCTCGGCGATGCCGTGCTTCCAGGCGTAGATCTTCACCGTGGCGGCCGACACGTCGCCACCGAACCGGCGGAAGCCCTCCGTCTCGCCGGCCAGCGTCGACTGAGCGACCTGCGCCGCCTCCTCCATCGTCAGGTTGTACCGACTGGCGAAGTCGGAGATCCGCCCCGCCATCTCCTCGGTCACCTCGACGACGGTGCGCCCGTCGCGCTCCGCGATCTGCTGGGCGAAGGCGGAGAAGCGGACAGCGAAGTCGTTGAACGCCCGGTACGACATGCCGAACGACTCGGCCGAGTTCTCCCCGATGGCGAGGATGTCGTCGGCGTACTCACCGAACGTGCCACGAACCGCCGACACCGACTCTTCGAGATCGCTCGCCGCATTGACGGCGTCGGTGCCGAGCTTCACCACGATGCCGGCGATCGCTGCCTGAGCGGCCCGAGAGTTGACGAGCTCGCCCATCGCCCCACTGATGGCAGCCTTGAACTTGCCGGTCGTCGTCGTGGCAGCGGAGATGTCCGCCTTGATCTTCTTGAGCCCCGACCCCTGCTCCTGGAAGCTAAAGAAGGTGGTCACGCGGTTGACCATCAGGGCACCTCCTCAGATCACGAGACGTCGAAGTGCTTGCGGAGCACCTTGGTCACCTGGCGTTCGATCTCGGGCGGGATCTTGCGCTCCATCTCCGCCGTCGCCCGGGACGCCGTGCCCTTGCCAGACGTGTAGCCGTTCCAGCGCCGGGCGGTCACCGTGCGGACCTTGCGGACGTTGCCCGCCTTCGTACGGGCCGTCTCGCCGGTGCGACGGTTCGCCCCCGGGCCGAAGAACGCACCGCCACCACCGTTGCCCTGGTTGCGGCCGGACTCTGCCACAGTCCACGGCCCCGCCGACTGACGTGTCGGGGCGATCAGATGACCGGTGCTGCCCCGGGTCGGCTTTACCTGGAGCTCCAACCACGGCCGCCACCCGCTGAACTTCGGATCACCGCCGAGGTCCTTCGCCGCCTCCCGGTAGGCGATGACCCTCGCCTCCTTGGCCGCTTCGCCCGTGATCCGCTTCGCCTCGTCACGCGCCAGGTCCCGCTCGATGCGCTCGAGGTCCCGGGCGAACGCCGCAGCGTCAGGCCAGGTCGGCACGACGGATCACCATGTTCCATTGGTAACTGAACCAGTGACCTGGAGCGAGGCGCTGTATTCCACCCGACCACCGACGCCAACCGAGATGTTGTAGGCGGCGATGTAGCACTCGGCCGACACCTTCACCTGACCGGACACGGAGCCGCCCGGGCCGAACTGGATCGTCGACGTGGACGAGCCGGCGGCCTGCGCCGCCTTCATGCCGGCGAGGAACGTGCCCATCCCTACGTCGGCCGGGCCGGACATCGAGAACTGACCGCCATCGGTGAGGCCGGGGATGAACGCCTTGGCCGTCGCCCCGAACGTGGTCGTCTCGACCTGATCGACGGGCTGGGGGAAGTCGAACGAGTCCGCGTAGGCCGACACATCGACCGGGGAACCCGCAGTGTTGTCGAGCGCGAGGAACGCGCCCTTGCCGGGCTTGAACGCCATGGGATGAACTCCTTGAGGAGAGGTGGTGATGCGTCATCCCCCGGCAGCGGGACGAACAGTGATCAGCGGCGAGACACGGCCACGGTCCGGGTGATCGACCCGATGCCCGTCACGTCGTCCACCACCCGCAAATGGCGGGGGACGGTGCCGGTCACGACGACCCGCTCCGACGTCAGCCCAGTGACCGAGGCGAACGTGGCGATCGTCGTCTCCTCGCCCGAGAACGCCCCGGTCGTGGAGCCCTCGACGAGGATGGCGTCAGACGTGAGCCCGCTGAACGCGGTCACGTGTAGATGGAACACCGCCCCGTTGGTCGTGTCTGCGCCGTTGTCGACAGCGGTGCCGTCGGTGTCGATCGTGACCGTGGTGGCGTTCGCCAGGATGACGCCGTTCAGGTCGTGCTGCCCGTGCGTCTGTGCCGACATCGACCAGTCCACCGTCGAGCCGACAGCGGCAGAGATGTCGAGTCCGTCCTGGTTCGCCGCCATCAGCCAGGCGTGCCCGTCGGTGCCGAGCGGCATGAACGTGATCGGCGTCGGGGTCGTGGACGCCTTGACCGCCGCAATGGCGTCGAACTGTCCATTCGTCGCCCCGTCCACGTCGAGCGGGCCAGCAACAGAGAACGTGCCCGCCTCCTCCATGTCGGGGATGAACGTCGGTGCCAGATCGCAGATCGTGGTCGTGTCGAGCATCGCCGTGGCGGAGCCGGTGCTGACCGATCGGGCATAGCACGAGGCATTGAGGATGCCCACGTACACCCGGGCCTGTTGAGCGTTGCGGAACGTCATCTAGGTTCTCCTCACCAGACCACGTCGACATCGAAGTCGACTGCGTAATACGACGTGACGCCCCCGGCGGCGTTGGCGATGTTCACCTCGAACGGAGCGCCGACGCCCGTCACCTCGGCGTAGCTGATCGTCTGCGACCAGGACGCCCCGTCCTCGATCTTGGCGATCACCGACCCGGTGCCGGTCGTCTCCATGAAGCCCCGCAGCGTCGACTGCGCGGTCCGCATGTCGTTGCGGGACACGAACACCCGCACACCAACCTGATAGGTTGACGCACCGTAGTTGTCGCCCTTGCCGAACACCATCCGGGGGTCGTACGGGCGGGTGTACACCTGCGCCTCGGGTGGGTTGATCTGATCGTCTGCGTAGCCCTTGGCCCGCAGTCCGGTGATCGAACCGACCACGGTGGCGAGCGCCTCGCACACCTGATTGATCGTCGGGTCAGCCACCGTCGTCCACCTCGTCGAAGCGCACGAACGGCTCGAGCCGGGCCGCCGCCACCGGGTCCATGCGGGGCACGTTGCGGGCCTGGCCGTCGATGCCGAGCTGGAACGTGCCGAACGTCGTGTCATCGGCCTTGAACAACGTCTTGGCCTGGAGCAGCGTCGCCCGCTTCACCGCCTCGGGGACGGCCGACCAACCGAACTTGGCGGTCACCTGAACGAACGGCCGCCCGGACGACAGGCACTGCCAGCCCGACAGTGCTCCGCCGAGCAGGACGATGCGCGTCCAGGGGCGAACGGGGTAGTCGGCCGCAGCGTTCACTGGGCGCACGGCGAAATCGGTGTCGATCGTCAGCGTCGTCTCGAACGTGCCGTCGTCGTCGAGATCCACCTTCACGACCAGCCCGGTCGTGGTCGAGATGTCGTCGACGTACAGGCAGGCGGTGTTGCTCGGGAAGTACTTGCGGTCCACCACCGTGGAGTCCTGCCAGAACTTACGGCCTTTGCCGCAGTACGCCTCCACGTCCCGGCTCGCTGTCTCGACGCAGTCCTCGAGCTCGGCGTCGTCGGTCGTGTCTGCCGCCGCGATGCCGAGCACCGACTTGAACTCGGTCAGCGTGGCTAGGCCGTTCACGATTGCCATGGTCAGCCTCCCATTCGGATCATGCCGAGCCCCCAGCAGCGGGGATCGTTCAACCACTCGAAGCCGTTGGCCTCGCAGAACTCCGCCACCGCCGTCTTGACCGGATATCTCGGCACGGGCGGCGCACCCTCAGGGATCGGCAGCTCGGTGTCGTGCAGCAGGATCAGGCCGCCCGGCTTCACAAGCCACCGGTACACGTGCAGTTCCTTCACCGTCTGGTCGTACAGATGACTCGTGTCGATGAACACGATGTCAGCCGGCTCCAGCTCCGACGTGATCGCCGGGTCGAGGTCGTCGCCCTGGATGAACGTCCAGTGGTCGTACTCCCCGATGGCGGGGCGCTCGTCGATGTCGATGGACGTCAGGTGCCCATCCGTGCCGAGCAGCGCCCAGAGCCACGCCACCGTCGAAACGCCGGTTCGGGTTCCGAGCTCGATCACGTGCTGAGCGTTCAACTCTTCGACCAGCGCCACGAACGTCGGCAGATGCTCGAAGATGTCCGACGGCGTGGAACACAGTCGTTGGTACTCCGTCTCCAGGTCGAGGAGGGTCATGGCCGGGCACCGATCATTGCGAACCGACCGATGCCGTCGATCGTCTGGTGGAACAGGTCGAGCAGTGTCAGTCCGTGAGCGCAGCACACCAGCGCCATGTTGTTGTGGTGGCCGGCGTGGTGGGCGTCGTCGAACACGATGGCCCCGTCGTCTGCCAGCCGGTTCGCTGCGTGCTCGGCGAACCGCTCACGCGTCGCGCCGTTGGCGTAGTCGTTGAGCACGATGTCGTAGGCGGTGTGATCGGCGAGCCATTCACCGCCGAGCATGAACCCATCGACCGAGACGCCCTGCGACTACGAGAACTGCACCGAGCGTTGCAGCCACGCCTCGTCGGAGTCGACGGAGTGGACCACAACGTCCGAGTCGTGCCAGACAGGGAACAGGCGCTCGACGTACGGCACTAGTTCGGAGCGGGGCGGTTGGAGGTAGTTCATGCCGCCATCTCGATCCGAGGACGGAACCACGACGTCGGCGCGTTGCCGTCGATGATCCAGCGCGGCCACTCGTCGTTCACCTCGACCGGAGCCATCTTCACGCCGTCGCAGTGCCAGCCCTCTCGCCAGTAGAAGTTCTCGTCAGCGATCGCCGTGCGGATGCGCTCCTCCACCTCGGGATGGCAGAACGAGTTGACCTTGTGGGTCGCCCGCTCCGGCCCGCCGAGCCACGAGAAGTGCCAGCCGGCGTCCTGCAGATGGGGTGGGCATGGGGCGAGCCCTCGCAGGTTTCGCATTGAGGCGAACGGCATCGTCGGGTGTAGCCCGGCGACCATGCCGACCGTGCAGACCGTCGTACCGAGCCAGACATGCGGATGCTGCCAATCGACAGCCCAGAAGTGCCCCCGCTGGCCGAACACCTGCACACCGTTGGGGCGCACGTTGCGGGCGTGGAGCGCCCTCGGGATCTCGTCCACGTCGGATTGCATCAAGATGTCGATGTCCGACGCCCCAATGGCGGCTAGGCCGGTGGCGATGTGCTCGCGCTGGGCGAACTCGCGCGCCCATGGATCGGGGTTGTCGGCCTTGGTCGGCAGGCCGGTGCCCCAGACGTGCGTGATCTTGTCGGCCCACGGGGCGAATCGCTCGGCGTTGTCTCGGTAGTAGGACGGCTTCGGGTCGTCCTGGTGCGTCACGTCCGCTTCCACGACGATGAAGTGGTCCACCACGTCGTGGAGCTCGGTCAGGCGCATCTCCAAGATGTCGAGCTCGTCATGGAACGGGAAGGCGTCGATCAGCTTGCGACGGCTCACGGCCGCACCCCGTAGCTCGAATGCACCACCGACGGCGCACGTGTGATCCGGTGCGCTTCGATCAGCGGGGCACGCTTCATCCACGTCCGATAGTCCTGGTCGGACGAATCGACCGCCGCCATGTACACGGGGTCCGACTCACGAGCCTTCTCGTCGCCGTCGTAGCCGGGATGGTGATGCACGATCCGACACTCCGGCGCGAAGCCGAACACGCCACGCGCCTTGGCGAGCTCGACCACCTCGCGGTCGGTGTACCAGTGCCGGTACGCCGTCGGCATTGCCACGCCCGGGCCGTCGAGCGACGCCCCCTCGTCGTCGATGTACGAACGTCGGATCAGGAAGTGATCGGCGTGACGGCCGGCTGCCACGTCCGGGTTGCGGACACGGCCCGGCTCGGAGTCGTTCGTGCCGATCACGTCGAAGCGGTCGGAGATCTCCTGCGCCGCCTCGAACCAGCCGGGCAGCGCCTCGGTGTCGTCGCCCACGATCAGCACCCAGTCGGCTTCGGACCGCTCAACCAGAGCGTTCACGTTCTCGGCGTAGGTCCGGGTCGGTGTGTCCAGCTCGCCAACGATCACGTTGAAGCCCTCGAACGAGCGCATCAGCCGGGCGGCGTTGCGGGACCGCAGGCACGGCACCAGGACATCGACCGTCTCCATCTTCGGCTTCGGCTCCACCTCGGGTGGGAGCAGCGTCGCCAAGAACGGCCGCCAGTAGTCCTCGAACACGGTCCGCACGTCGTAGCGCTGGGCGAACTCGCGGGCCTGGCGCTGCATGGCGTCGAGGTCGGCCGCGTAAGCGTCCTCCAGCCGGGCGAGCACGCTCGGGATGTACGCCCGGAAGTACGACGCCTCCTGCGACGGGTCCCACTCGAGCTGGCCGTCCACCTTCCAACCGGCACCGATCAACTCGGGCTGGGCGGAGAAGTTCGACGCGATCACCGGGACGCCGCACGCCTGCGCCTCGATCAGCGGCACGCAGAAGCCCTCACCTCGCGACGGGGCGAGCAGCACGTCCATCGCCGTGTAGGCGGCGGCCATCATCTTGGGCGGCAGACCGAGCCGGTAGGCGTACGGGTCCGAGTAGACGATGGCGTGCTCAGGGACAGCGGCGTGGATCGCCAGCTTCTTGAGCGCCAATCCGCCGGCCATGCCGAACGGGTCGGTGTGGAGGAACAGCACGGCGCGCTGATGGTCCTGCCAGAACCGGCCGAACGCCCGCAGCGCCTCGTTGAAGCCCTTGCGATCGTACGGGTCCTTGTTCATCGCCACCATGCCGACGACGAACGCATCGTGCGGGATGCCGAACAGCTCTCGGGCCGACACTTGGCCCTGCTCGGTGTCGATGGTGTACGTCGGCTTGAACACCTCGGTGTCCACGGCGAGCGGCGCGTACGCCGGCGTCAGGCCGACCTGGGCGAACATCTCGCGACCGAACTGGGACATCGCCAGCGGGATCGCCCCGGTGATCTCGAAGAACGACAGCACGCCCGGCGGGACCGGCAGATGGTCAACGGGCGCCCAGGCGATGATGTTCCAGTCCTTGAGTCCCCAGCGGGGATCGGCAAGCGACCAGACGTCGGACAGCACGATGATCCACCCGGCGTCACGGTCACCCTCGAACCAGTGCTGCGCGTGGGCGTACAGGACATCGCCCGAGGATGTGATGTACCCCGACGGGTACAGGCGCACGTCATGGCCGCTCGGGGACTTCCAGGTGCCGATCTGGCCCTGGTGCCCGTAGGTGCACGACACGGCGACGTCGTGGCCGGCAGCGGCGAGCAGGTCGGCCAGGTGGCGGGTCTGGACGCCGTAGCCGGTCGGCTGCGTCGGGGCGTTGGAGTGGATCAGGAACTTCACGCCGGCACCTCCTGCGTGTCGCACCCGCAGTAGCGGGTGAACACGTCGAGGTACAGCGGGTCCTGGCTCGGCGTCACGGTCACGACGACTTCGTGCTCCTGCTCGATGGAGTGGATGTCCTCGTGCAGGCGCGCGCGTGGGATCTTGTGGTACGGCATGTGTCCTCCGGCAGGGGCTCGGGTTGCTGGTGGTGCTTCGACCCGGCAGGGGCAGCGGGCGCGCGACGATTCGGGTCGCGGGCCCGCTGCCATCCCCTGCCGGGGGATCGTCGCCGAAAACTCAGGAAGCTTTCAGCGGAAAGTGGGGAGCTGCGTCAGCTCACGCTCATCTTCAAGAGGTTCACGGCGGTCAGATCGGCGTAGTTGCCGACGGCCCGCCACTTGCCCCGGAAGTAGACGTCGTCTTCCTTGAAGCCGATCGAGTCGTTCCGCTCGATGATCGGGTCGCCGACGAACCGGGCGTAGAAGCCGTTCCAGTCGCCGAAGAACAGGATCTTGGCGTTCGAGCCCTGGGCGGCGACGTTGCTGTCGGTCCAGAACGGGTGACCGAGCAGCGTGTCAGGCTGACGCTGGCCGGAGATGCCGACCTGCGTCGACGGCTGCCAGAGGGGCGAACCCTCGGTGCCGCCTGCCCCATCACGGAGCTTGCGGAGCGTGCCCGCCGTCGAGTCCTTCGCCAGCCAGCCAGCGCTGCCGGACTCGCGGTAGGCGTCAGCCACCGAGTACTGGAGGTTGATCAGGTCGTCGTAGTCCGGGGTGATCAGCGAACCGCCGGTGGAGACGGTGCCTGCCGCACCGGTCACGACGCCGGCGATCATCGCCTCGGCGATCGCCTGGTTCACCCGGCGGCCGACAGCACGACCGAGGTCACGAGCGAGGAACGCAGCGACGTCGACACCGTTGTCGGTGAGAACGTCGTTGTTCACCTCGATCAGCTCGGCGTACTTCACCGGGGTCAGCAAGAACTTGTCGAACGCCGGATCGGTACCGGCGAACGTGGTGCCCTGACCGGCGACCTGGGTGGCGACGGCGTGGGTCGTGACCTTGCCGAAGTCCATCGGCTCGCCCGAGGCGGTGACGATGCGGGTGACGGGCATCCGCAGCGCGGAGATGTTTGCCTCCAGCACCTCGTAGAGGCGCCGGTCGAGGATGGTCGGAACGACCGAGGCGGCCGAGCCGGTGTCCCAGGTGAGAGCAGCGCGAGGACGCCAGACGGCGTCGGCGATCTCCTCGGCGGAGGCACCCGCCCGCAGCAGCTCGCGCTCGCGCATGACGGCGGTGACGTTGGTCTGGAAGCCGTTAACGAGCTTGTTGTCGTAGTCCCGGACGGCGAAACGCTCCTCGCC